AAACTGGCAATGGTGAAGGCAACTGGTGTTCAGAACGTGCAAATTCCTTCATTCAACATTGACTTGTCATCTATTGAGCCTACTATCAAGACTCTCAATGAGGCTGTTGCTCAACTTAAAAAGTCAATGGATTTGTTGTGGGAATCGACAAATCGCATGGAATCGTCTTTGAAAGCCATTGTCACACCTGAGACATTCAAGAAAGTAGAGAGTGATGCTGCCAGTGCAAAGCAGAAGGTTGATGAACTCTCGAAGAGTGTTGAGGGTATGAAGATGCAATCAGAGAAGAAAGGTAGCGAAACCACCCTTAACGCAAACCTCGACGTATTAAAGAACCATACTAAGAATGTCTATGAGGCTCTGACTCAGATTGCCGTTGAGTACGAGAAACTGAGCAATCAGAAACTTCGTGATGACGGACTGGAGCAAAGACTATTGAAGCTCAGAGAGTATTACGAGTGGTTGCAGAAGGTAGCCACTATGACTGATACGCTCTCTAAGCCTGGTGCATTGAAAGCCGATGCCACTAAGTTCAATGGTGAGTTGCTGATGGGTAAGCAGACTAAGGAAATGTGGAGCGACAAAGCCGTTAAGGATTTCCAAAAGATAGTTGAGGAAATTCTTTCTGGTCGTCGTGCTGCCGAATCCTTTGAGACTGCCATTCAGAAACTCAAAGAGCGTGTTGAAGAGTTCAATTCCACTGGCTCGAAAGGATTTGGCGGTGTAGGTGCTGCAATGGAAACCATCAATCGTGTTGGTGAGTTGAACATTCAGACACTTATCAAGGAGCAGGCTCATATTGAGCGTATGATGAAACTTGCAGAGGGTAGTTCTAAGTATATGGAAGGTCATAAGGTTGCAGGAATGGATAAGCTGCAAGCTGTTCAAGATTCCAATATGAACTATCTGCAAACGCTCAACAGATGGATAAGCCTTATCTTGCAGAATCGTGACAATCCCGATATTATCCGATTCCTGAATACACCTCAGTCATTGAAGTTGCCGTTGCCCGGTAGAGCCGATGACGTTGCAATGTTCAATGCTCACTACGATAAGTTGAAGCATAGCATTACTGATACTTCTGCCGCCGCAAGGCAGTTGGTAAAGGATATGTCTCTGACTGATGCCAATGCTTCTATCAAGCAATGGAATACCACTCGTCTTGAAACTGGACTCTATAACGTTCAGGATGCCATTCAAGGCATTATGAGAGCGTGGCGCAATGCTTCGCAGTATGCTGACGAAGATATGACGAAAGCCGTTGCACAGCAGATTAACCGACTGAACGCTATCAAGCAGGAGATCCTTTCTGCCATGACGAATGAGCAACTTCTTTCCACTCGTCACGGCTACGCTTCTGTCATCAATCCTGACAATACCCATACGCTCAAAGACTCTAAGCAGATGGTTACTGACTTGAACGCTTTCACAAGGGAGCGCATCAAGGCAGAGAAGGAATATAATAAAGAGGTAGAGCGTTTTACCAACCAGTCGAAGAAAGAAGCTGCAAGGCAGGAACGTGAATATCAGAAGAATGTTGAGCGTTGGCAGGAGTCTCAGATGAAAACCTACGCAAAGGCAGAGCAAGAAAAGGTTAAAGCGGCTGTTCAGGCTCAAAAGGATATTCAGAAGGAAATAGAGCGTACTGAGGCGCAAATGCGTAAGTTGGATTCCGCTATCAGTCGCGGTACTGCCACCCCAGGACGTGATATGACTATTCTCACTGATGCACGTAGCAAGTTGCAGGGTCAGTTGAATTTGCTGAAAGGCATGACTCCTGTCGATATGCAGAATAACGTGCTTGTTGAGAAGCGTATTAAGAATATCCGTACCCTTCGTGATGATACCGATGCACTCCGTAAGTCTGAGGAACGTCTGACTACTGCACAGCAACAGTCTAATAGACGTTCTGACAGAGCCGATGATAAACGTCTGAAAGACGAAATCAAGAGCGTAAATGATGCCTACGTTAAGTATAATGAACTTGGTGCAAAGCTGAATGAACTGCAAGCCCTTCGTGCAAGAGGTATAACGGCTAATGTTGACGTGTCGGGTCTTGACAGATACATTGAATATCTTGAAAAGGTGCGCCAGTTGATGAAGGAGATTTTTAGCAATAATGGTCGTACCTCTAATTCTGCCACCGTTCAGGATTTCGGAATCCGTCAGGGAATGTTGGCTTCTGAGGCTTTGGCACACAATAATGTCAAATCAAGTTCTTTCTACAATAAGAACAATCTGAGCCAGTTTACTCAGGATTTGGCTAATGCTGAACGTAGAATGAAAGCGGCTGGCACAACTGCCGATAATCTGCAAAATCGAATTGAGAAACTGAGTCTTGTAAAAGTTGACTTTGCAAAGGCAGGAATTGATACAACTCCTTTGCAAAATGCTATTGATAAGATTCGAGCCATTCAGGAGTTGAGAAACTTTGCTAATACTGGAACTTCAAGTTGGGGTAACTCTGGTAAGGAGATTGTGAGTGCAATGGGTCTCAATGCCGCAAATAAGGAAGCTAACGATGCAATTCATCAGCTCAATATAAATAAACGTGTAGCTGCCAATGTGAATAACCAACTTACAGAATCAGAGCAACGTCTTGCCAATTCAATTAGAGGTGCTACCGATTCCATGAAGGGGCAATCTCAGGTACTTTCTGACTTGAAGATGTTGGCTATGCAGTATATTTCCGTTTGGGGCGCACAATCCTTTGTTAATAGTATTATTGAGACTGGCGGTTTGTTGGAGCAACAGCGTTTGTCTATCGGTGCTATCTTGCAAAATGCAGGTCAGGCAACGGAATTGTTCGGACAAATCAAGGCATTGGCTGTTAAGTCGCCTTTTGGTGTAGTTGAACTTGATAAGATGTCAAAGCAACTCACCGCATACGGCTTTGAATACAAGGAACTTTACGATTGGACTAAGCGACTTGCAGACATTTCGGCTGCAACTGGTACGAGTGTTGACCGACTCGCTTTGGCATTAGGTCACGTTCGTTCTGAGGGTGCTTTATCCGGCTACACTCTGAGACAGTTTGCTATGGGTAACGTGCCAGTACTGAGGATGCTTTCTGAGAATCTTGGTATCAGCACAAAGCAAGTTCGTGAGAAAGTCCGCAAGAAGGAAGTTTCCTATGAGGACGTTCAGGAAGTTTTGCGCCAGTTGACTGATGAAGGTGGTATGTTCTACGAGGCACAGGAAGTTATGTCTCAGGCTCTTAACGCCAAATTCAAGAACTTGCGTGACGCATTTGATATTATGTATGGCGAAATTGCTGAAAGTGGTGTTGGTACTGCATTGAAGAAAATTGCAGAAACGCTTACAGCAGGCGCAAAGGAATGGGGAAGATATGGTAAGGATATGTTAGGTGTCGTAGGAGTATTAGGTGCTGCAAAGATAGCCACTCTTGCGTATAATCAAGCTGTCGGTGCTAATACCGTTTCTGTTCTGAATCAAGCAGCAGCGCATCAGAAAGAAGAGGTCAACATTCTACGTCTTGCAAAAGAATATCGTGCTTTGACAGCAGAGGAATGGAAACTCCTTGCTACTCATTCTCACTGGTATGCCACTTCTGGCAAACTGACTGCAAGTAACCTTGCCGTATTGCTGAGTACCAAGAAACTCTCTCAGGAAGAATTGTTCCGTGCAGTTGCCTTGGGTAAAATCAATAAGGAATTAGCTCTTGAATCCGTTCTTGCAATGAAGGCAGCAACAGCAGAGGAACGTCACTCAAAAGCTGTTATGCTTTGGGAACTTAGAAGTGTAACATCAGTATCGAAGATGCGTGTTGCATGGATAACATTAGGCAATGCAATCCGAAAGGCTGGTTCGGCTATATGGAGTTTTGGAAAGATTGCTTTACCAATGGCTGCATTGACGGTCATTATGGATATGTTTGCCCGTGTTAGCGAAATGAAGAGTAAGGCAGAGGAAGCAAGTCACGATCTTGCAGAGAAAGCAACTTCCGACTTGAAAGTACTTGGTGAAATATTCAAGGAATTGCAGGATGATAACTTTATCAAGAGTATTGATGAAGCATCAGGAAAGTTTGTTGCAGGCAAACGTGTTGTTTCCAATCTTGTAGAGTTCAATGACGACGCACTGAGCAAAGAGGACTTGACAAAAAGGATTGAGGAACTAAAGAATAAACTTGCCGATTTGTCACCAATGTATGAGGGCGATCTCGTAGATATTGACAAGATGAACAATCAGGTAGAGCAATTCAAGTTAATTGTCCGTAAACTTGAAAGTATTCGTCATGCAAACGATGTGACAGAAGCATTGTCGAATGTCATAACTGACGCTGATGTTGATGTGGCAGGCTCTAACTGGTTTACTCGTCTGTTTGGAGATTCTTATACTACCGATATTAAGGATTATGCCGAGAGACTGAATGATGCCGAGAAAGATATTAGCGGCATCAACGAAGAAATCATAGATAGAATTGATAAGCAATTAGGCGGTAAAATTGCTGAATTGCAGAAAAAATATTCTCTTGGCTCAAAGAATGATGCACTTTCCCATTTGTTTGCAGATTGGGCTAAGAATGGTGTTCCGAATAGAGACATATATGATACTCTTGCAGGGAAAGTCTTTAGAAATGCAACTCAGGGTGGTTTTGGCAGAACACTTAGAGGTCAATATCAACAACTCGAAGCAGACACAAAGGAAATGGCAGAGAAAATGTCATCCATTATCGTGAACGAGTTCAGTAATGATCCCGATGGTGCTATCTATGCAATAAGTACCTACATGAAGAAACTGCTTTCTATGTCAGGTATTACAGACCCGCGTGTTATGGAAGATGCAACTCGATTAATGCTTGAAGCTATGCGTGAGTACCTTCCTAAGAATATGCAGGGTAGTATTATCGACGAAATGCAGAAGCGTATATTAATGGAGCAATTCATGGGTCTCGTTGGTAATACCATCAAGGAATCAACTTCACCAGAAGAGGCAGAAAAGGCATTGCAGAAATATTCTGAACTTACTATTAAGTGGGGTGAGTCTATGGGTTACGATATGGAGAAACTTGGAATGAATCATGCAGAAGCATATCGTGATGGTTTGGATGCAAAATTAAATGCCGTTAAGTTGAAAGCTGACTGGCAGAAACGTGCATCACAAGTATTTGTTGAGAATATCGCCATAAAGACTAACTTTGATAAGAGTCTTGATGAATTTGCACAAGCTGTTCAGAAAGACTTGAAGGAAAAGCAAGCCTATCTTAAACGCAATCAGGCACATCTTAAAATGACTTTGAACATTGATACTGATGTGCTGATGAACGCAGATAAGTTACGCGCTCTTATGGATAAATTGGCTATTGAAGGTCAGAAGAAAGCCATGAATGGTGATTGGGATGGTGCGCAAGCTATTTATAGTCGTATCGACAAAGAAATCAAGCCTTACTATGATGCTTTGATGGCTGTTCAGGAAGATAAGAGTTGGCTAAAGAAAGAGGGTTATCCTGAAACAGACCCGACTAAGGGTAATAAGGGTAAGCAAGAGGATAAAGAGGCTAAACGCTTGCGTGAGATTGCAAAACTCTATAAGGATGCCTACGACTGGTATAACAAGTACGAGAAACAAGTTGGTGAGGCTGGTGCTTTGAAGAAAGTTCAGGCTCAGTTCCAACCATTGTTTGACGAGTTCAATAAGACTTGGAAAACCAATCTTACTTTGGATTCCATTCCTACTTATAAGCAGAATCTCACTGAATTGCTCGACGAGGCAATGAAGTTGTATAAGACTCCAAAGCATAAGAACTCTTACATGGTGGAAGCTATCAAGCAGTTACGTGATGCTATCAGCAACGTGGACTATGAGGAAGCCAACCGCCAAATGGATATTTTTGCAAGTAAGGTGAAGATTCAACTTGACAGCCTTACAAGGGCGTGGAGTACATTTAACAGTGTTCGTGAAACTACTGGAAATGCTGACTTTGCAGCTCAGATTGCAAGAGTTTCATACGATGGCAACTTGATACAAAACTCTGCCGATGCAATCCGTAATCAGATTCAGTCGTATTACAATGAGGCTGGAGGTAATGGTGTACTGACATTCGACATGGAACTTTCAGATGAAGATATTTTGAAGAAGTTCCAAAATGCTGTACCAAGCAATGACGAAGGTGTTGAGAATTACCAAAAACGAATTAAGGGATTGGTAGAGGCTTATAAGCAGTGGCGAGACTTACAGCGCACTGTTAGGGATGATGCTATCACGGCTTATGCTAAGATGGTTACTGATTCTATGTCTTTGAAGGATAAGATAGCTAAAATAAACAATGAATATCAAAAGACAATAACGAACCTGAACACCTTGCGAGACCAAGGAATTATAGGTCAGCCCGAATATGCCAAACGTAAACAGCAGGCAGCAAATCAGCGCAAAGTTGATAATTTGTCAGCCCTCGCTAATAGCGCAACGTTTGAGCAGTCATTTGGTATCGTTGGTAATGTTTTAAAGAACGCTGCAAGGGAACTTGATAAGAAATTGCGTGAAGAAATCAGTAGTGAGGACTTCAAGAATCTTACTCCATCACAGCAGAAATCTTATATAGATGCATCTGACAAATTGCATAGTGCTTCTCAAACTGCAACAAGTCCATTCAATCTCAATGCTTGGGGCGAATTAATGGAGGCTTCAAGGACTTACAAGGAGAATGTAAACAAACTCGTTGCAAGTTTACTTCGTCTGCAAAAAGCCACGATAGCCTTAGAGCAGGCAGAAGAGGCTGAACGTAATGCAAAAAATGAGTCTCAGCGAAAGGATGCACAAGAAAGAAGGAAAAAGGCAGAAGAAGAGAAGAGAGCTGCCGAACAAGCCGTTGAGAACGACCAAACTGAGGTTAATCAGAGTGGTCAAAAACTCAAAGAGAAGAGTGATGACGCAGTAGAGGGTTTGGATAATTTCTCTACTATATTGGGTCAGTTCACACAAGGTACTTTGAGTAGTTTTGTACTTGCCGTTGGTAA